TCCAGAGCTGCCCATGCAGCGAGACATCCCCGAGCGCAGAGAAAACTTTCTGGCCCGGCACAGTTGCAGTGACAAGCGAGATCCGCTGGCCCCGGGATTTTGGGCGTGCTATGACTGGTACGATATCAACGAGGGCAAAAATACGGTCAAAGCGCTCGGCATGACCACCGACGAGCTGCGCATCGGCAATTACATGGTGCTGTGGGGCGGTCGGGATTTGGAGGGGCTGGCATCGCACCGGCGCAACCCCGACGGTTCGGTAGGCGAGTTCTTCACAGCCAAAACCATTTTCGAATCACCGTACACGCAAGCCGACATCTTAGCCGTTGACTGGGAGCATGGCTATGCCCCGTCTGGGGAGCCTGGCCCTGACGATGTGCTGGGCCGGGTCGACTGGAAGACAGCCATCGTCGACGAGAAAGGTCTGTTTGTCGAACGTGTGCTCAACCGGCGCAACAAGTACGTCCAGTTTCTGGAGGAGCTCATTCGGGCCGGGCTCATTGGTACCAGCACGGAGGCAATCCCAGACGGTGTGGTCAAAGCGGCCAACGGCGAGATTGTAGCATGGCCATTGCGCAGAGACACGCTCACGGTCCAGCCGATGGATCCGCGTATGATTGACGACAACGTTGTGGCGGCAGTCAAATCGCTCGGCATCGACAATCTGTTGATGGCATCCTGCTATGATTGTACAGAGGCGGCTCCAGAGGCGGATAAAAAATCTGCGGCAGCTGCGATGTTGGATGAGCTGGATAGGATGCAACAGGAGTTCTCAAAATGACGTGGATGGAATGTATCAATCTGGCCCGCAATGCCGTGATGGAAGGCGATCTGGATCTCGCCCAGAGCTACAAGCAACGGGCGCAGCTACTGCACGAACTGGACATGATGGCCTCGGGCGCAAACGTGGAGATCGAAATGGAAGACAAAAAAATGGGTTACGACGAAATGAAGGCACTGCGCGATGAGATCGATGCGCTCAAGGCTTTCCGAACGCAGATTGAAAGCGAACCTGCCACCAAATCGGCGGCACGACTGGTCGTTACTGCTGATGAGACTGACAAGATGGCTGATATGCCATTCAAGTCGCTCGGCGAACAGCTCTACGCTGTGGCCGAGGCAGCCATGCGTCCCCATCGTGCTGACCAGCGTCTGGCTGCTCAGGCCAAGCGAGCCAAAGCTCTCGGATTGTCAGAGGGTGTTCCGAGTGATGGAGGATTTCTTGTCCAGCCGGACTTCGCGGCGGAGATCCTGCAGAGGATGAATGAGATGGGCAGCGTGATGAGCCGCACCCGTCGCATCCAGATCAGCGCCAACAGCAATTCGCTCGTCATGAATTCCATCGACGAGACCAGCCGGGCGACCGGCAGCCGCTGGGGTGGTATCCAGGGCTACTGGCTTGCCGAAGCGGGCACCAAACTGGCCACCAAGCCAAAATTCCGGCAGATGACGCTCCAGCTCAAAAAGTTGGCCGGCGTTGCCTACGCAACTGACGAGCTGCTCGCCGACACCACGGCGCTCGGCAACATCATGCAGCAGGGATTTAGCGAGGAGCTCACGTTTTTAGTCGAGGACTCGATCGTCAATGGCACTGGTGCAGGCCAGCCTCTCGGCATTTTGTCGAGCCAGGCGCTGGTCACCGTCGCCAAAGAGACGGGCCAGGCGGCGGCCACGCTGGTGACCGCCAACATTTTCAAAATGTGGTTGAGGATGTGGAACCGCTCGCGTGCCAACGCTGTTTGGTTTATCAATCAGGACATCGAGGCCCAGTTGCTGTCTCTCGATATGCCTGTCGGTACTGGTGGCATGCCGGTGTATCTGCCAGCTAACGGGATTAGTGGTGCGCCGTTTGGCACGCTGCTGGGCCGTCCGATTGTGCCGATTGAATACTGCTCCACGCTGGGCACTGTCGGTGACATCATTCTGGCCGACCTGTCCCAGTATGTCATGATCGAAAAGGGCGGGCTGCAGGCTGAGACCAGCATCCACGTCCAGTTTTTGACAGACGAGACCGCTTACCGATTTGTCTATCGTGTCGACGGCCAGCCCGCATGGCACGATACGCTGACCCCGCACAAGGGCACGGCGACCGTGTCCCCATTCGTCGCTCTGGCCACCCGGGCATAGGAGATACTCATGCACATCTCTCAGACTCACAAAATTGTCCAGCTCTATCAGGGTGCGGCTAACGCCGTGGCCTGTGATGTGGTGTCGCTCAAAAATTTCCACCGCGGCGCTATCGTTGTCACGCACACTGGCAGCGCTGACACTGATCTGGTGCTGACGGTCAAAGAGGCGACGGCGGTGGCCGGCGGTGGCCAGACCGTAGCCAACAACGTCGACATCTATGCCGATGTGGATGCGGGCACGACCAGCGATGTGTTGGTGCGCCAGACGGCGGCCAAAACCTACACCATCGACACGGGCGTTGCCCCCAATCAGGTAGTCGTGTTCGAAATCGACCCCGATGCGCTCAGCGCTGGGTTCGACTGCGTCTACCTAGATGACAGCGGCGGCAACGCCAGCAACACTGTTAACATCACATTTATCGGTGTGCCCCGCTACCCTGGGCTCCCACTGGCCTCTGCAATCACTGACTAGGATCCGTATCCAGGTATCCAGCGTGTGTCGACGATTTTGATAAACTTTTCTTATATACGCGTATATTGAAAAGTTTATGAAAAATTCAGACACACGCTGGATACGTGGATACCGAAATCGGCGGAACCACCGCCATAACCGAGGAGGATGGATATGACTGTTGCAAATGTTAAATCGACCTGGACAGGCGGAAATCTGCGCTTTGGCCAAAAATATGCAAATGGCACGGCGAGCGTCCAGTTTGATGGCGTCCCCCTAGCGCTCAGCGGTGACTACTCGCTCACTGGATTCAATGCGCTCTCCAGCCGCTACGAGTTGTCGTGGGCGGCCGGGCGGCGTGGCAAGCCAGGCATCAACGCTGACATCCAAAATGCGTCCGAAGCGACTCGGATGATTGCCGACCCAGACTTCGAGGTGCTCGGCACCAATGGCACCTCTGCGCTCAGCACATACTACGCTGAGGGAGGGCTCACGTTTACGACGGCCGGAGCCGACAATGATCAGATGATTCTGGTCCCGCATCTGGACGCCAACCAGTCAGCCTGGGAGCAGGTCACCTGGGGTACTGACCAGGAGACGATCTGGGAGTGTGCGCTGCGCACCACGGCTACGATTACGTCGATGACCATCTGGGCTGGGCTCAAGTTGACCAACACATCGGTCACGGCCACCGACAATGACCAGGCGTTTTTCCGTTACGCCGCGGCGACCAACTCTGGCAAATGGCAGGCAATCCACAGCATCGGCGGCACCGATACGGCTACCGATACCGGCATTGCGGTTGCGGCCAGCACAACGTACCGGCTGCGTGTGGCGATTGATGCGTCGCGCATCGCTCAGTTTTACATCAACGGAGCGCTTGTCAGCACGTCGACCGCCCTGACCAACGCAACGGACCTCAAGCCGTACCTTGGCGTGCAGGCCAACACTGGTGCTGCCCGCTCGATCAATATCATCGGGCAGGCCATCAGCCGCAAGGTGGCGTAACATGGGTATAGCCCTTGTGCGCTTGGCCAGCGGTGCGATCCGTGAAGAGCCCGGCACGTTTGCCACGATCAAGACCGGCGAGCTGGCCGGCTCGGCGACAGCCGTGCAGATGCCAGATGTCACCTGCTATCGGGTCAAATTCAAGGCGCTTTCGGACAATGCCGGAAACGTCTACATTGGTGGCGCTGGAGTGACTGTTGCCAACGGCTCTACCGATACGACCACGGGCTGGGAACTGGATGCCGGGCAGGAAACCGAGTGGCTTCAGGTTGACAACCTCAACGTGTTCTATCGGATCTGCAACAACGCCGGGGATGATTTGGTCTACATGGCGATGATCTAATGGCATATGCAAGCGTGGCTCAACTGCGAGCGTACATGGGCCTGGATGTCAACGACGACGATCCTCTTCTGGAATCGTTGTTGACCCGGGCCCAGTTCGCAATCGACAACCATACACATCGGACGTTCGAGGCTCCGGCTGATACAACCAAGCTGTTTGACGCCGAGCATGACACGTCCGACCACTACATGGTGCTGGACTGGACACCGTACGCTCTGGACCTGTGCCAGATTACGACGGTGATCAATGGAGACGGGACATCCATCTCTGCAAGCTCGTATGTCACCAACCCGCGCAACCAGACACCGTGGTACGGCCTGCGGTTCAAGCTCAATTCGGGCCTGTACTGGACGTTCGATCAGGACCCAGAGAACGCCATCAGCATCACGGGCCGGTGGGCGTACAGCGTGACGGCCCCAGCAGACATCGTGCATGCGACGGTTCGCATGGCAACGTACATGTATCGGCAAAAGGACTCCAACACGTTTGACGTTACAGCGATTCCGGGCGCTGGTGTGATCGAGGTACCGCAGGGCATTCCCCGAGATGTGGGCAAGATTTTGGAGCCGTACAGGAGGCTGCGGTGACAGGCATCGCGGGCACGATTGCATTGCTGCAAAATCTGATGGCAACGGTGCCGGGCATCAAGTACGCGCCGCAAACCAGTTATCCTCCAGCGCTGGATACGGCGAAACTCCCGGCAGTAATTACATTTTCGTCGGATGCTTTGATCACTCCGATCAGCAATCGAGTAGTTGCAGCGGGACCATCGTTTCGTAAAATCGAGCGGACATATACGTTGACCTGCTATGTGGATCCGGTCGGTCAATCGATGGCAAGACTCAGAATAGATCTGGCGATCGAACTGCTTGATGCGATCAACGAGATCATTGTGCCAAACAGGCATCTCAGCGACACGGTCAGAATCCAAGAAACTCGTGATAGCGGTGTGATATCTGGCGCAAATGTCGTCACGGGCAATGCAGACAATCTGGTGTACAACGGTCAGCCGTATGTCGGGTTTGTGATATCGGCCCTCGTGATTGAGTTGACCATATGAAAATCGTTGTTGTCGTCACGACACATCCACTGTATGGTGTCAGACCTCAGGCTCAGGCGAGCATCGATGCATTGGACATGACCGGTCACGATGTGGATGTCGTCTACATTGACGAGACTGGAATAGACAATCGGCTGCCGCATTTTGATCACCTGCTGGAAAAGCACAAAAGAATTCCAGCGATTGCAGCTGGTTACGATGCAGTGCTGTCGGCAGAATATGACAATGTGATTCCGCCAGATACGATTCAGCGTCTGGCCGCAGTTGATGCGGATGTGGTGCATGGCCTGTACTGCAATCGACGGGTGCCCTATTTGTGGCTGGCGAATATCGAGACGAAAATCAACCGAGGTATTACATTTTCCCGGAATGAAGAAACCGTCGCTGGTGCTTGGGGAAATGTTGTCCAAACTCAAGGAATCGGGCTGGGCTGCACGTTGATCCACAAGCGGGTAATCGACAACGTTCCGTTTCGCCGAGAACCCGGACATCCATGTGCAGACGATTGGTTTTTTGCCGTCGATTGCATCTCAGCTGGATACCGCATAGTGCATGACTGCGGATGTATCGTGGGACACATCCTGGACGATGGAGTGAATATCGTATGGCCATCTCGTCAAAAACCGTTTTACCGAATCGAGGGGAATTTGCTGACAGCTAAAGAAATTCAAACGGAAACTGGACAAAAAGAATACGTGTGCTTGGTCAGGTTGTACGTACGTGTCGAAAATGCGTACTATCAACCTGGAGATACAATTGTGCTCCCCGATAGCCAAGCAACCGAACTGCTGGCATCGGGAAGCGTCGCTCAGAAAAAGCAGTCAATAACTCGTAAGGAGAAATAACAATGCCTCAAACAACAGCCGCGCTGGCAGGTAGCATTACAGAGATCGAGTACAGCGTCAACGCCAGCGGTACAACTGGAGCATGGACCGACATTAGTGGCTATGCAGCCAGCGTCAGTATCAGTGGCGGCGAACAGGTAACCGGTAGCACCATGACAATGGATGGCGATGCCGCCATTGTAACTGGCAGCAACAAGACGGAGCCTTTCACTGTCGAATTCAGTATTGTCTACACCGACACCGACGCTCAACCGTTCGATGCATTGTGGGATCGGTTCAAGGGAACGACCAAAACAGTGGCCGTCCGTTGGACATATGCTGGCAGTGGGTCGGGCAAACAGCAGTACGCTACAACCGATTCCGCCAAGACCAACCCGGTGCTGGTGCCCATCGTGGCATGTTCACCGCCTAACGCCGAGGCTGGGTCTGGCGATCCGCTCATGTTTACCTTCTCAGTGATTTGCCCCGACATTTTGAAGAGCACAACGGCATGACAAATCTGGCAATTTCCCTGGACGCTGACAGCCTGACGACAGGCCAGATGCTGCAAGTGATGAAGCATCAGGAATCTTTGGCCAAAAACGAGAATGTGGCCGAATCGATGACAGCAATCATCGAAATCATTGGGCGCAGCGTGACCCAGATCGAGTACAAAGGCGAACGCTTGCAATCTCTCAATGATGTGCCATTTCGGTTGCTTCGGGATGCGCTTACCGACATCATGAAGCGACTGACGAGCACGGACCCAAACTGAACTTGAGTCTGACCGCAGCAATGTGGACTAATACGGGGACCCCTATCCCATTGCTGCGGTACAGGCTCATGGACAAATTTGGTTGGACCCCTCAGCAGCTCGATGCTATCCCGTGGCGAGAGTTGCAAGAGATTATGGCAGTGATGTCGGTCGAATCCGCTGTCGAGCGCCGGCGGTCTACCATCGAAAAAATGCGACGGAGATAATATGGCCCGGGAAACAATGACAGTTGTCATTAACGCCGACGACAATGCATCTGGCGTTATTGGCAATATCGGAAAAAGTCTGGGCTCTCTGGGTAGCGCTGCTACTGCGACCGTTGCCGGATTGACAACGGCAACCGCAGCAGCAGTTGGTGGTTTGGCTGCCGCCATCGGTGTTGGAGTGAGTAAGGCGGCTGACCTCGAACAGGGCGTTGCCGACATCGCTGCCGTGATGGGATTAGCGGCGGACGAGGTTTCCCCACTCAAAGATCTGATCCAAGATCTGGGGATGGATCCTGCGCTCAAAGTGAACGCGACAGAAGCGTCAGACGCCATTATGCAGCTGGCTCAATCCGGGATCAGTATGACTGATATCCTGGATGGAGCCGCGCGTAATGTCGTGC